GGAAGTACGCATACTCATGGTGGCGTACAAACTGGTAGCGGAACTACAGGAACACCAACATGAGAACTTATGGAGTAGATCAATCAACAGGTCAATGGGTAGAGGTTTTAGAAACCAGTTATATATGGTTGGCTACTTTGGCTCAAACTTTAAGGCTAAATCAAGGGGAAAGCCCTTTTTATGCTAATTATGGAATCCCAGCACAAAACTCTGTATATACACAAATTCCGCCTGATCTAGCAGTTAATAGAACGCAAACTCAATATGCTCCATTTTTTGCTAATTTGACTGTTGTAAAACAACAAAATACACTAAACCCAACTTATAATATTAGTGCTGTATTCCAAAATGGAACAATAATTTCTTCTACGGTGGCTACTTAATGGCAACAATAACTACTGCTGGAGCAATACCAGCTTCACCAACAGATTTATTAAATGCTGAAATTACAGCGGCAACAGCTTTAGCACCCGGTTTAACAGCTAATCTTCCCGGTTCTTTGGTAGAAGATATGGCTTCAACTGCGGCTGGTGCAGTAGTTGTGCAAGATCAATCTTTTGTAGATTTGGTTAATTCTATTAGCCCTGCAACTGCTAACCCTTCAATTCTTTATCAATTGGGGCAAGTCTATGGTGTTGAACAAGGTCAAGGTTCTAATACTTCCGTTTTTGTTGTGTTTACAGGTCTTGCTGGTTTTGTTATTCCTATTGGATTTACTGTATCTGATGGAACATATCAATATACAGTTCAGGATGGTGGAATTATTGCTACTTCTGGACAAACTACTCCACTTTATTGTTTAGCAACAGTTCAAGGTTCTTGGGCTATTCCATCGGGAACTGTTACTCAAGTTATTACTTCTGTTCCAGCAGGGTTTACCCTTACAGTAACTAATCTTGATGATGGATTGCCCGGTTTAGAAGCTCAAACAATTGCTTCGTATCAAGCTCAAGTAGTTCAAGCTGGTATGGTTACTTGCCAAGGTGTTCCTACTTTTATTAAAACTCAACTGCAAAAAGTTATAGGGGTTCAAGCTAGGCTGATTTCAATTAGATTAATTGCTACTAATGAGTGGGAAATTATTTGTGGTGGCGGTGATCCCTATGAAGTGGGTCATGCTATTTTTGCTAGTGTTCCAGATATTTCTAATTTAGTTGGTTCTACACTTTCTGTTACTGCAATTACTACTGCAAATCCGGGTGTCGTAACTACTGATTTAAATCATGGTTATGCAACAGGTCAAGTAGTCACCATAGCTGGTGTAGATCCTGTTTGGTTTGATAATGATTACACCATTACTGTTATTAGTGAAAAATCATTTAGCATTGGCGTAAATACAACAGGTCATGCTTATGTAAGCGGGGGTGTTGTAACGCCAAATTTACGAAATATTACAACATCTGTAGAAGATTATCCTGATGTTTATAACATTACTTATGTAAATCCACCATCACAAACTGTTGAAGTAGTAATTACTTGGAATACTATTTCAACTAATTTAGTGTCACCAACTGCTGTAGCGCAATTAACAATTCCTTATATTGTTGCTTACCTTAATAGTATTCCTGTTGGATTTCCAATTAATACTTATGAATTGCAAGATGCTTTTCAAAATGCAGTATCAGCAATTATTCCGCCAAGTCAAATATCTAAAATTGACTATGTAGTGGCAATTAATGGAATAGCAACTGCACCAACAGCAGGTACATTGCTTATTTATGGTGATCCTGAAAGCTATTTTTCTACAAACAATAGTTTAATTACTGTTGTTCAAGGTTAATATGTTGACCCAAGTACTTCCTTCCTATTTATATCAACAATATACACAAGATCCGTATAGCGAGGATTTACAGGCTTTTTTTACTGCTTACAATACTGAATCACAATCTAGATTAGATGCCACTAATAATTTAAATTTGCCTATTTACACAAAGCAAATAGCTCCTTTATTGGATTGGACAGTATATGCAATTTATGGAGAAAGACGACCAAGTCTTGGTTCTCCTGCTCAATTTTCACCATTAGGTGTATATGACACAGTTCCTTATGACACTACAGCTTATACAGAAAATATAACAATTGGTACATCTAGTTTTTATATTGTTGATGATGATATTTTTAAGCGTATTTTAACTTGGAACTTTTATAAAGGTGATGGATTTCAATACACCACAAGCTGGTTAAAGCGTAGAGTTAAAAGATTTTTGTTAGGTATTGATGGAGTTGATTTTCCTATAGATCAAACTTATAACATTAGCGTTGTTTATAGTTCAAATAATACAATCACTATTACAATACCTAATTATGCTATTGCCCCTATTTTTGTTTCAGCTTTGGAATCTGGGGTATTACATCTTCCATTTCAATATAACTACACAGTAGTTATTTCTCCGGGGACAGTTTCTTGGGAAAATGATCTTAGTGTTCCTGTTGGTTGGGTTAATACTTTTAGTAATCCTATTAATTGGTACACCCCTGTTTAAAGGAAATATTTATGTCAGTTCCGTATACTTTTGCTTCTGCTACATCACCAATTCCTTTATCAGAATTAGATGTTAATTTTGCTACTCCAATTACTTTAGGGGCTACCGAAGTTTATTTAGGCGGGATATATCCTGATTTTCAAACTTCTGGTTATTCTGGTTATAGCGGTAGTGGCACAAGTGGCTATTCAGGAATTTCAGGCTACTCTGGAATTGGATTTTCAGGTGGTTCTGGTGCATCTGGTTATAGCGGTTATTCTGGAATTAGTGGTTTCTCAGGATATTCAGGCTATTCAGGAATTTCAGGATTTAGTGGTATTTCTGGCTACAGCGGTCTTGGGTTTTCAGGCGGATCTGGAGCATCAGGATATTCTGGTTTTTCAGGAACTAATGGTTCTGCTGGAACTTCTGGTTTTAGTGGTTATTCAGGTACATCTGGCTATAGTGGATCAGGTATTTCTGGCTATAGTGGATCAGGCATAAGTGGATATTCTGGTTATAGTGGTTTGCCCGGTGCGGCTATTGTTGTTAAAGGAACAGTTGCAAATTCAGCCGCATTACCGCCAACAGGAAATACAGTTAATGATGCTTATGTAACATCAGATACAGGTGATCTTTGGGTATGGAATGGAACATCTTGGGTTGATATTGGTCAATTTACAGGAACTTCTGGCTATTCAGGAAAATCTGGTTATTCAGGTTCAGGAACATCAGGCTACTCTGGATATAGCGGTGTAGGAACTTCTGGATTTTCTGGAAAATCAGGCTACTCTGGATATAGCGGAATTTCTGGATATAGCGGAATTTCTGGATATAGCGGAATTTCTGGATATAGTGGTTTAGGCACATCAGGACTTTCTGGTCATAGTGGCTATTCTGGCTATAGTGGAATTTCTGGATATAGCGGAATATCAGGCTACTCAGGAATAAGTGGTTTTTCAGGATTTGGAATTTCTGGATATTCAGGAATTTCAGGCTACTCAGGATCAGGCATTTCTGGCTATAGCGGTTATAGCGGTTACTCAGGTATTGTTGGAATAAGCGGTTTTTCTGGTATTTCTGGATTTAGTGGATTTAGCGGATATAGCGGCATTAGCGGTACTAATGGTACTAATGGTATTTCTGTTAGCGGTTATTCTGGTTATAGCGGATATTCTGGTTATAGTGGCGTATTGGGATTAAGTAGTTATTCAATTACTGAATCTGGCGGTAATTTATTATTTAGATATGGTGCTACTCCCATTGCTTCATTAGATCCATCTGGGAACTTTACAATACTTGGCAGCATTGTTGCTGCTGGTACACCTTAATTTTTAGGAACTAATTTATGTCAACATCAATCGGTAGCACAGGAGTTGTATTTCCTGATTCAACAACACAAGGAACAGCTTCTTCTGGTGCTGGAGGTCAAGCATTTACATCTAATGGTACATTCACAATTCCAACTGGTATTACTAAATTAAAAATTACTGTAGTTGGTGGCGGTGCTGGAGGCGGCTCAGGAAATGCAAACAGTTGTACTCCTGCTGGTGCTGGCGGTGGCGGTGGGGCTGGTGGAACTGCAATCTCATATTTAACTGGATTAACTGCTGGAGCAACATTAGCCGTAACTATTGGCGGTAGCGGTGGAGGCGGTTCAGGCGGAAATGATGGTGCTGGAGGCGGAACATCATCTGTTGCTTCTGGCACTCAAACAATTACTACTATTAGCGCAACTGGGGGAAGTGGGTCAGGCAATAATGGACAAACTAGGTCGGGTCCAGGGGCTTCAGGAGGGATTGGGTCTAATGGAACATTAAATATTGGTGGTGGAGGTGGTGCAGGAGGAAGCACGTCAAATAGCGCAACTGGGGGAACTGGTGGCAACTCAACACTTGGCGGTGGCGGAATTGGTGGTGCAGGTGATGGTTCTGGAGGAAGTGCTGGCAGAGCATATGGTGGTGGTGGTGGAGGCTCTGCTTCTGTTACCACAACGGCTGGTGCTGGTGGTGCTGGGTTTGCTGGTGTAGTTATGTTTGAATGGTAATAGGATAAATAAAAATGACAACTCAAAATTATTTAATGATTCAAGAAAATGTTGTAACTAATTTATGTTTATGGGATGGCGATGTTAATACTTGGCAACCCCCATTAGATGCAACAATGTTAATACAGGCTGATATTTTAGCTATGGTATGGGCTTTAAATACTGCATGGACTGATTATGTATTAACAGAGGTATTAGGTGCGGCAGATATTGGATTTACTTGGGACGGAACAATTTGCACAACAAACCAACCAAAACCAATAATTACAATTATGGCTGACCAACCAATTACTACTGGAACTACAACAATTTAATGGTTATTTCTGTAATTCCTAAGCACGAAATGACTTACGCTGGAGCAGTAGTAAGAACTTACCATGCTAATAAAGGTGAAGGAATACCGATGCACAGTCATGGATATTCTCATGCCACTATTTGTATGAATGGTTCTTGCAAATTAACGCAAGAAGATAAATCGGTTATTACTAATAAAAATTCAATTCCAGTTAATTTACTTGCTAATAAAGGGCATGAAATAGAAGCCCTAGAAGATGGAACTGTATTTGTTAATGTATTTGCAGAAGGAAAGTATTAAATTAACTCATTTTTAGATACAATATGTAAAATTGCTTGGTGATGCAAGCAAGTCAGACCAAGGAAAAGTTATGACTGTTCAGCTTTATGCCAATAATGCAAAAACAACGCTGGCATCACCTATTAATGCTACACAGACTACTATTACAGTAGCTCCCGGAACAGGTGCGCTTTTCCCAAATCCAGCTTCTGGTCAAGCATTTATGGTTACTTTAGTTAGTGCCGCTTCATCTACAGTTTATGAAATTTGCCTTTGCAATGGTAGATTAGGAGATGTTTTATCTGTAGTAAGAGGTCAAGAGGGAACTTTTGGAACACCTTTTTTATTAAATGATATTGTTGGTAATTTTGATACTGCTGGAGTAATGGATGTATTAGTTCAATCTATTCAACTTCAAAATCAAAAATATTTATTTAGTTTAGCTGGTGGATCAGCAAATGCTTTAACAGCAATTATTCCTTCAATTCTTACTGCTTTAACAGATGGAATGTCAATTATAGTTAAAGCTGGATATGCTAATACTGGAGCAACAACTTTAAATTTAACTTTAGGATCTACTCCAACAGGTGTTTTACCTATTGTTTCAGGAAATAATACTCCACTTATTGGTGGTGAAATTCCTTCTTCTGGATACCCAATTACTTTAACTTATAGTTCTACTTATAACGCATGGGTAATTACCAACGGAAATATTGATTTAAATGCTTATGCTTTAATTAATAGCCAAACTTTTACTGGAACTCCTAGAGTTCCAACACCAGCTATTAATGATGACAGTACAATTATTGCCAATACAGCTTATGTTAAAAATAATTTAGCTAATTATGCTCCACTTTTTAGTCCAAATTTAACTGGTACTCCAACATCACCAACAGCACCATTAGGAACTAATACCACCCAACAAGCCACAACTGCCTTTGTTCAAGAAGCTTTAGGCACAATTAAAGGTCTTGGATTAGGTGGAACAGTTTGGAATGTGGTAACAGGATCTAGATCATTTAACACTCTTTATACAAACAGCCGTAGCTATCCAATAGCTGTATCTGCAAGAACAACTTGTTCTACTGGTTCTTCTATTGATATGTATGTTAATGGCACTCGAATTTCTTTCTTTAATTGGCAATTTAATGGTTGCGGTTCTTTTGGTGGCGGTTTTATTATTGTTCCACCGGGAGCAACATATCAATTAAATAGTGGTCAAAGCGTAGATAATTGGGTTGAATTGTATTAAGGATAAATATGAAACATTACAAAGATTCTCAAAATAAAACCTATGGCTTTGAAGTAGGACAAGAAATACCACAAGGTTTAATTGAAATTACTAAAGCAGAAGCTGATGTTATTGGTGTTCTTAATTTTGAAAAACAAAAAGAACATGATCTTGCAAACCTTGATTATGTTAGACAAAGATTGATGTCGTATCCAGAATTAGGCGAGTTTGTTGATGCTTGGGTAAAAAATGACCAAGAAGCTTTAGAAGAATATCGTCAAAAATGTTTAGATGTTAAAGCTAAATATCCAAAACCTGAAGGATTTTAATTATGACTTACAACTATGGTAGCCCCATTACAGGCACTCTTACTGGAACTACTTTAGAAGTATTAGTTCCTAATTTGGTTTATCCAGCAACAATTGTGCTTAATTCTGCTGATTCTGGTAGAGCAATTCAATTATCTTTGGATAGTGGCGAAAGTTACTATACAGCAGTAACCCCTACTGGTACAGCTACAGGTCAAATTTATTATGTTTTATCTTTTCCTGTTACAAAAATTAAATTTACTGGTGTAGCAGAAGATACTTACAGCATTATTTAATAGTAGTAAATAGGGAAATATTATGACAACGCTACTATTTGCAAATCAAGCACAAACTACGCTTTCTGCACCAATTACAAGTACAGCAACAACTTTAACTGTTGCAAGTGGTACAGGGCAATATTTTCCTAATCCATCTGTAGGTGAGATTTTTAAACTTACTTTAGTTAATTCTACTAATAATCTTGTTACTGAAATTTGCAACTGTACAGCTAGAACAGGTGATGTTTTAACAGTTCAAAGAGGTCAAGAGGGGACTGTTGCTCAAGCATGGAAATTTGGTGATTTTGCTACTAATCTAGTTACTGCTGGAACATTACAGTCTTTTAGCCAAGTTTCAGGTTGGAGTGGTATTTCTGGTTATAGCGGATATTCGGGAATTTCTGGTTATTCAGGAACATCTGGATATTCAGGATTTAGCGGAATTTCTGGTTACTCAGGATTTTCAGGTATATCTGGTTTTTCTGGTTACAGCGGCATATCAGGTTTTTCTGGCTATAGTGGAATTTCAGGTTTTTCTGGCTATAGTGGAATAAGCGGATATTCGGGAATTTCAGGTTTTTCTGGATATTCTGGAGTTTCTGGTTACTCTGGATATTCTGGAACATCAGGATTTTCTGGCTACTCTGGTATTTCTGGCTACTCTGGTATTTCTGGCTATTCAGGAATATCGGGGTTTTCTGGATATAGTGGCATTAGTGGTTATTCTGGTTACAGCGGAACATCAGGCTATTCAGGCTATTCAGGATTTTCAGGGTTTTCTGGAATAAGTGGATTATCAAGCACTTATTATTTTTATAAAGCCAACACTTCTGCTACTAGCGGAAATCCGGGTGATGATTATTTGCTCTGGAATAATGCTACTCAAATTAATTCAACACAAATTAATATTAGCAACTTAGCTGACAATGGCGTTGACATTAGTGTATTTTTAGCCCTTCTTACTGTTACTGAATCTTTTGTAATACAAGATCAAACAAACAGCGCAAATTCACAAAATTGGGAAATATCTGGAACTCCAACCGAAGTTGGCGGTTTGTATTGGACATTCCCAGTTACATTGGTTTCATCTGAAGGAACAGGAACTACAGGATTTTCTAACGATCAAAATCTTATTTTTGCTGTAGTTAATGGTGTTTCAGGTTTTAGTGGATTCTCTGGCTACTCAGGATACTCAGGAACATCTGGATTTTCTGGAATTTCTGGTTATAGCGGTTACTCAGGCATATCTGGCTACTCAGGCTATTCAGGAATTTCAGGGTATTCAGGTTACTCAGGAATTTCTGGTTATTCTGGATTTAGCGGAATCTCAGGTTACAGCGGATTTAGTGGAATTTCAGGCTACTCTGGTTTTTCAGGCATTTCTGGATTTAGCGGAATATCTGGTTTTAGTGGATACAGCGGAATAAGCGGATATAGCGGTTATTCTGGAATTTCAGGCTATTCTGGTTTTAGTGGAATTTCAGGCTACTCTGGTTTTTCAGGAATTAGTGGTTATTCAGGCTATTCAGGAATTAGTGGTTTTTCTGGTTATTCAGGAATAAGTGGCTATAGCGGTGATAGTGGAATAAGTGGCTATAGCGGTTTTTCTGGATACTCTGGAAGTGGCGTAAGCGGATATAGCGGATACTCTGGCATTTCTGGTTATTCTGGATTTAGCGGTATTTCAGGCTATAGCGGATTTAGTGGAATTTCTGGTTACTCTGGCTTTTCAGGAATTTCTGGATACAGCGGAACATCTGGCTTTAGCGGCTTTAGCGGCATTAGCGGATTTAGTGGTGATTCTGGAATATCAGGATACAGCGGAGATTCTGGTATTTCTGGTTTCTCAGGATATTCAGGCTATTCAGGAATTTCAGGATTTAGCGGATATTCTGGTTTCTCAGGAATTTCTGGTTTCTCAGGTGATTCAGGCATAAGTGGTTATAGCGGTTATTCAGGAATTTCTGGATTTTCAGGTGATTCTGGTATTTCAGGTTATAGCGGTTACTCTGGTATTTCTGGTTATTCTGGATCTGGTATTTCTGGATATAGTGGATTTTCTGGTATCTCTGGATATAGCGGAATCTCTGGTTATTCTGGAGATTCAGGTTTTTCTGGCTATAGTGGAATAAGTGGTTACAGCGGAATCAGCGGTTACTCTGGTGATTCTGGAATTAGCGGTTATTCAGGTTCAGGAACATCAGGCTACTCTGGATTTTCAGGAATTTCAGGGTTTAGTGGTTACTCTGGTTATTCAGGAATTTCTGGTTATTCAGGAATTTCTGGATTTTCAGGTGATTCTGGAATTTCTGGCTTTTCAGGAGATAGCGGAATCAGCGGCTATTCAGGTTATTCTGGCATATCTGGTTATTCAGGTTACAGCGGAAGCGGTATAAGCGGTTTTAGCGGTTTCTCAGGCTATTCTGGTGAAATAGGCGAAAGCGGTTTTTCTGGCTTTTCAGGAGATAGTGGTTATAGCGGTTTTTCTGGTGATTCTGGAATAAGTGGTTACAGCGGTTTCTCAGGCGATAGCGGTATCTCTGGATATTCTGGTTCAGGAATATCGGGATACTCTGGATTTTCAGGTTTTAGTGGCATTTCAGGCTACTCAGGATATTCAGGTATTAGCGGTTTCTCAGGAATTAGCGGTTATTCTGGTCAATCAGGCATATCTGGTTATTCAGGCTATTCAGGTTTCTCTGGTGCAGTAGGATTGTCTGGATTTAGTGGTCAATCTGGTTACTCTGGTGCAGTTGGTTTATCTGGCACAAGTGGGTACTCTGGTTACTCAGGTCAAAATGGTTTAAGCGGAACTTCTGGCTTTAGCGGCTATTCAGGTATCAATGGATTAAGTGGATACTCAGGTCAAAATGGACTATCAGGAACTTCAGGTTTTAGTGGAATTAGTGGATATTCAGGTGCATCTGGCACTTCTGGTTTTTCAGGAATAAGTGGCTATTCAGGTTATTCTGGAATCTCAGGCTTTAGTGGCTTTAGTGGCTTTAGTGGAATTTCAGGATATTCAGGAATTTCAGGATTTAGTGGAACACCGGGTTCATCTTCAAGTTATTTTGAATATCAAGCAGATACAGGAACAACATCTGGCTATCCCGGTAATGGACACATTTCTTGGAACAATGCAACTCAAATAAATGCTACATTAATTAATGTTTCGCATTTAACACAAGCTAATGTAGATATAGATCTTTATTTAGGACTGTTAACCCAAGGTGAACAATTTGTTTTGCAAGATGCAACTTTAAGCACAAACAATCAAGTTTGGACAATTTCTGGCACTCCAACAGTTACTAATTCAGGAACAGCTACTGCTTATTGGACTTACCCAGTAACTTTAGCATCTAGTTCTGGAACTGGTACAACTAACTTTGCAAATAATCATCAAATAATTTTTGCTCTTGTTAATGGTGTTTCAGGCTTCTCTGGATTTAGCGGATACTCAGGATTTAGTGGAGCTAGTGGCTTATCAGGATTTAGTGGATACAGCGGAAGATCTGGCTATTCAGGATTTTCTGGTGCTGTAGGCACAAGCGGATTCTCTGGATTCTCAGGATATTCTGGATCAGGTATCTCAGGATACTCTGGTTTTTCTGGCATTAATGGAGCTTCAGGTACAAGCGGTTACTCTGGTGCTAATGGATCTACAGGAGCAACTGGAGCATCTGGATTTAGTGGGTACTCAGGCTTCTCAGGCATAAGTGGTGCTACTGGAACAACTGGAGCATCAGGTATTTCAGGCTACTCTGGTTTTAGTGGAGCAACTGGAGCATCAGGTCTTTCTGGATTCTCTGGTATTAGTGGTCAAAATGGAGCTACTGGAACAAGTGGATTTAGCGGTTATTCTGGAATTAACGGAGCAACAGGAGCTTCTGGTTTTAGTGGCTATTCTGGCATAAGTGGAACTAACGGCACAAACGGAGCATCTGGATTTAGTGGATATTCTGGCTTTAGTGGAATAAGTGGATTCTCAGGCAGAAGTGGCTATTCAGGCACTAATGGTGCTACTGGAACTTCTGGTTTTAGTGGCTACTCTGGTATCAATGGTGCTACTGGAGCATCAGGTTTTTCAGGATATTCTGGTCAAAATGGAGCAACAGGCACTAGCGGATTTAGTGGATATTCTGGTGCAGTAGGTACATCAGGTTTTTCTGGTTATTCAGGTATAAATGGTGCTACTGGCACAAGTGGTTTTTCTGGCTATTCAGGTGCAGTAGGCGCAACAGGAACTTCTGGATTTAGTGGTATTTCAGGATTTTCAGGCAGAAGTGGTTATTCTGGAACAAACGGCACAAATGGAGCAACTGGTACATCAGGTTTTTCAGGATATAGCGGTGCAACAGGAGCAACTGGTGGTACAGGGGCAACAGGGGCAAGCGGTTTTAGTGGTTACTCTGGACAAAATGGTGCTACTGGTACTTCTGGATTTTCAGGCTATTCTGGAGCAACAGGAGCAACTGGCGGTACAGGCGCATCTGGCATTTCAGGATATTCTGGCTTTAGTGGAATAAGTGGATTTTCTGGTAGATCAGGCTATAGCGGTACTAATGGTACTAATGGTGCAACTGGCACATCAGGATTTTCTGGTTATTCAGGTACTAATGGTACTAATGGAGCTACTGGAACAAGTGGATTTTCTGGTTATTCTGGTGCTGTAGGCGCAACTGGAGCTACTGGAGCTACTGGAGCTACTGGAACTTCTGGATTCTCAGGCTACTCAGGACAAAATGGTGCTACTGGAACTTCTGGATATAGCGGAGCAACTGGCGCAACTGGTGGAACAGGAGCAACAGGAACAAGTGGTTATTCAGGTTACTCTGGAGCAATTACTACTGGTTCTAATGCTCAAGCAAATAGTTTGGGTGTTGGTACTGCGGCATCTGGTACTGCTGGTGAGATTCGTGCTACAAATAACATTACGGCATATTATTCTGACGACAGACTTAAAACCAAACTTGGTAACATTGAAAATGCTTTAGAAAAATTGCGTACTTTAAGTGGTTTTTATTATGAAGCCAATGAGGTTGCTCAAGCTTTAGGTTATGATGTTGTTAGAGAAGTTGGGGTTTCTGCACAAGATACACAAAAGGTTTTGCCTGAAGTAGTTGTACCAGCACCAATTGATGCTAAATATTGGACAGTTAGATATGAAAGACTTTCTGCTTTAATTATTGAAGCTATTAAAGAATTGGCTGACCAAGTGGATGAAATAAAGAAAAAACTTAATTAACTAAAGGATTAGTGATGCAATCCCCAAAATATTCGGTAGTGATACCGACTTACAATAATTGTGAGAAATATCTAAAACCTTGTATTGATTCAATAATCAAATACACAGAGATGACTGACATAGAGTTGGTCATTTCTGCTAATGGATGTACTGATAACACAAAAGCTTATACAGACTATTTATTAACAGTTTTTCCAAATATAACTGTTATTTGGAATGAAAAACCATTAGGTTTTGCAAAAGCTTGCAACGATGGAATAGAGCAATCTTTAAGACAAAACACTAAAAAAATAGTATTGCTTAACAATGATACTTTGTTGTTAGAACAACCAAAAAATCAATGGTTAAATAGGTTAGATGATTTTCATGCTGACATATCTTCAGTATTAACCCTACATTCTAAAATTACAAATCAAAAATTTGGCGTATTTTTTTGCACAATGATTGATAAAAAAGTATTTCAAACTATTGGTTTATTGGATGAAAATTTTGAAACTGGTGGCTGTGAAGATATAGATTTTTGTTTTAGAGCAGATCAAAATGGTTTTAGCCTTATAGATGTTGGGTTTAAAGGTGATTTTCCTATTTATCATATTGCAGAAGGAACAGTTAATGACAACAGTTTGGTGCAAGATTGGAAACAAAAGTTTTATAAGAATGAATTAAAATTGGCTAAAAAATATAACCCAGAACACTATAGGTATTTGTTATCAAATAACTATGAAAGAGCCGTATTTCTTAAAGGTGACCCAGTATTCCCTAGAGAAACTCAAAGGTATCAATGGGCTAACTTAAATATCAACGGAAACAATGTATTAGAGTTGGGATGCTCTACTGGATATGGATCACAGTTTTTAGAAAATGTTAATTATTTGGGATTGGACTATGACCCAATAATTGTTCAAGTAGCAACAGAGCAAGGATGGGGAGAAAAAGTATATTTTAATTGGGCAGACATTAATACTTATTCCTTAGATCAATACGACACCATTATTGCTTTTGAAGTAATAGAGCATTTAGATAATGGTTTAGAAATTGTTGAAAAACTTAAAAAACATTGCAAAACATTATTAATAACAGTTCCGCACAATGAGCCTAAAGGTTTTTGGGGTGAACATCATAGATTGCATGGTTTAAATGAAAGTAATTTTCATGGATTTCATTTTAATTACATAAACCATAATGGTGAAATATCAGATGTAATGCAACAGGTTACACCTGAAAACCCAAGTAACTTAATGATTTGCAGGTGGGATAATGTCTAAAATATTATGTTCAATAGCAACTAGGGGGCGTTACCACACAACGCTTCCTTTAGTTTTGGAAGCTGTTATTAATCAAACATGGTTACCAAATAAAGTAATTATTTTTGATGATAATGATGAGCCTTTAGATATGCGAAAAGAGTTTATTTATCAACATTTATTTGAACAAATGAATATTAAAGGTATTGAATGGGAATGGCTTTTTGCTGAAAAAAAAGGACAACATTATATTCATCAAAAAGCTAATTTAATGGGTTTTGATTGGGTATGGAGAGTTGATGATGATTGCGTTCCTGAAGCCACAGTTTTACAAAGTTTGTATACCTATACTACTGAACTAGAAAAAGTAGGAATGAAAATAGGTGCTGTAGGTGGTTCTATTCTTACTCCGCCTTTAATGGATACTTCTAAATCTACAGGGTTAATTAATAACATTGATTTAGAGCCTAATTTTCAATGGAATTTTATTAAAAACACTAGAGAAGTAGAACATTTACATTGCTCTTTTTTATATAGGGCTGGGGTTTATGATTTTAATTTAGGACTTTCCAGAGTAGCGCATAGAGAAGAAACGCTCTTTACTTATGGTTTATATAAAAAAGGGTACAAAATATTAGTAGTACCTAATGCTGTTTCTTGGCACATGAAAAATCCTCAAGGCGGTATTCGTGCTGAAACAAAAAAGGAAATGTATGAACATGATGAGAAAATTTTTAGAAATTTTATTGAATACAACAATAAAACAATTGTTGTTCTTAATAGTGGGATTGGTGACCATATCGTTTTTAACAGTATTCTTTCTGATATACCAAATCCTGTTGTTTTTGGTTGTTATCCTGAAATTGTTCCTTGTAAACCCATTGCGGAAGCTCAGTACCTTTTTGGGAATATAGATCAATGGAATATATATGCCAAGATGGATCAATGGAAATGGACTGATAGTTTAGAAAATGCTTATCGAAAGTTGTATTTATGATAATCATCCATCCTTATGCAAAATCATTAAGAAATGGCAAAGAAAACCCTAAAAACTATCCCTATTGGAAAGAATTAATAGCTCTTATTGATGAGCCAATTATTCAAATAGGCGTAGAAGGGGAAGAACAATTAGTACCTGATTTTCGTAAAAATTTGCCAATTCCAGAACTTAAAAAGTTAATCCAAGAATGTCGTATTTGGATTGGTGTAGACAGTTTTTTTCAGCATTTAGCTTGGAGTGAAAGAAAAACAGGAATTGTTCTTTGGTCAGTATCAGACCCTTTGATATTTGGACACCCAGAAAACACCAATTTACTTCAAAATCGTGATAATCTATCAAAAAATCAGTTTCTTTGGTGGGAAGCAACGGAACATAATCCCAAAAATTTTGTAAAGCCAGAGATTGTTAAAAATTATTTGTAAAGGCTTTTATGTTCGATCAAACTATGTTTAATATTGTTTTATCTATATCAGGATTCTTAGGTGGGTGGGTATTAAAAGTTATTTGGGATGCGGTTAAAGATTTGCAAGTGGCAGACAAAGTTTTAGTAGAGAAAGTAGCTACTATTGAAATTTTAATTGCTGGAAACTATATGTCTAAAGCAGATTTTGACAAAATTGTTATTGCTATTTTTGCAAAATTAGACAAAATAGAGGACAAATTGGATAGAAAGGCAGATAAATAATGTTTAAAACTATTTGTGCTTTACTTTGTAAAAAACCTGAACCAAATATTATTCCAGTTTTTCCTGTTAAAAAGAAACCAGCAGTTAAGAAAACTGTTAAAAAAACAATAGCAGTTAAAAAAATCATTAAAAAACCTGTTGCAAAAAAGAAATAAAATTGTAGGAGAACAACATAGACCCTATTACTATTCTTGCAACTTTTGCACCTTTTGTAGTTGATTTAGGAAAATCATTAATTAATCGTTTTATTGCTGGCGATACTTTTAAACCAGCCAATATCAATGAATATATTGATATGCGTAAAATGGACTTAGACTTCTTTAAGACCATGAATGAAGCTGGCGGAACTAATGCTTCTTATTTATGGGTAGAAGCCATAGTAAGGCTAATGCGACCTTCTGTAACAATAATTGTTCTTGGTACTTGGTGCTGGTTAGAATATAACGGAACTCCATCTGTATCTGTAACCAACTTTGCTTCTGCTGTTGGTTTTTATTTGTTTGGTGATAGAACACTTTTTTATGCAAAGAAGGCAGGATGAATCTTACTAAACACTTTACATTAGAAGAATTAACTCATACAGATCATCGTGAGTTTGATAACAGTCCAAACATAGATGAAATGGCAAATCTTAATAGATTGGCTGAGTTTTTAGAACAAGTTAAAACTGTTCTTGGTGGCAAACCAATAATGATTAACTCTGCTTTTAGGTCTAAACAAGTCAATGATGCTGTTGGATCTAAAGACACCAGCCAACAT